TCAATTTATATCATTTATATCATTATTTAGCATGGGAATAGCACCATATTTGCCAGATATATATTCCCTTTCTAAATTTTCTGTTTTTCTAACATTCTTAATTTCCACCAGAGAATATAAATTGGTCGAGCGTTCTTTATCTAATTGGGTAAACCACACTTGGTCTCTTCTAAAGAGTTTTGAATCTAATAGATTTGTATCATGAGTAGAAAAAATTAATTGCGCAAACTGTTCCTGTCTAATAGTTTTAAATAATCGTATAATCTCATATACAATCGACTCATGAAGCCCTGTTTCAAATTCATCACATATTAATATTTTCCCATTATTTAATATATCAATAATAGGACATATAATCTCAAATAATTTTTTTATTCCAGTTGATTCTTCTGTCATTAAATCTGTCTCAAATTGATCATATATAACTTTTGCTTCTATTTGATTTGTCTCCGGTGAAGATAAAATTATATTTTTAAGAATTTCTGGCATATCTTGTGGCAAATCCAGACTATTAGTTTTTACTTTTTGAATTTTTACTTTTATATCTGAAATCCCAGTATCTAATTGTTTCATAATCTTAACAAATACACTTTTAACTTTTGGGTCATTTTGCATTAAGTTTATGGAATATTCTGTCCAAGTATTATTATTAGGTCTGTAAACAATTATATCATTTTTAAAAAATAAAAAAGCATTTTCAATCTCTTTAATATTAGTAAAATTAGCTGCACATGTTAAAAACAAACGATTTTCTTTTAATATACCTTTTAATACTCCTTCACTTATTTCAAATATCTTTTTAAATTTATCGCCAGGGTATATTTCCATTACGTCACGTTCAAATATTTTAACCTGCTTTCCATTAGGAAAATAGTATAAATATTCGTTATTTATTAAGTTCTTTATAATTGAAAAACCATATGCGTATCTAATATTATCTTTTACAAATTGAATGCTATACTCACTTGGTGTATTAATATCATTCAATTTATGTGGCTTTTGTTTAATTACTTCCCCAGGTTGAAAAGTCATGCTTCTTGTAACTAACGTTTTCATAAAGTCTATAGCACTTAAAAAATTACTTTTTCCAGACCCATTTGCGCCATAAATAACTGCATTTCTTAAAATTCTATAATTTCCAAATTTTTTCAATTCATTTTCAAATGTATTATCCTTTCCAGCAATAGCAGAGAAAGTCACTTTATTTTTTATAGATTTATAATTTGAACATGAAAATTCCAGTATCACATTTAGCACCATCCTTTTATCTTCTTTTTTCATGCTACTCCTCCTCAATTGTTTTGTCAAACAAATTTGCACTGTTTTTGCATTTTTCGCATTAAAATCACTAATTTATGATGTCTTACCATACATTTTATACATATTTAAGTCTATTTAAACAACAAGTTACCATTATTTAGTTACCCATTTTGCAATCTATCAATGTCTAATGCATTTTTTATTTAATCTTAGCTTGTTTCTATCTTATTAAATAACCTCATAAGAAATAACATGAGCTGTTCCCTTGTTACAAAGTTTTTATACTGTTTATTTCCGTTTTCGTCTCCGGCAATAATGTTGTTACTTTCGGCCCATGTTCTGGCCTCTTTTGACCAGTCGGCCGGTTCTTCGGTCTTTAAACTTGATAAATATGTATTCATCATTTCATTAAATTGCGCTTGTGTCATCATATCGTCGTCATCCTCTTTTTCTTCAAAATCCTTGTAACAGACATCTAAATCAAAATTCCCGCTGCACCCGGATATGCTTCCGGAGTCTGTATATTGCCACATTGTGTGCTTTATTTCGTCATTGTTTCCCCATTGTGCGTTCCAAAAATATAGGGCGATAGATTTATCAATAACTTTCGTTAAAACGCTTTTGCTTGCATATATGCCGCATTTTAAACCCTGCGACTGTATGTAATTAATGAATGTACTACATATGCTGTTAATAAGTGCCTTATCGTTGTACAGATTTATGCCGTGCTTATTTTTGTAACCGTCTGCGTCCTCCATATCAAACAATATAGGCATGTCAAGCTGTTTGTCTTTAATAAGGCCATAAACATATTTAGCTTCTTTCAATGCGTCGTTTGCGCATAAAGCATAGCTGTAATGATAAACGCCGACTTTAAGCCCTGCTGCTTTTGCCCTTTTGTAATTTTCTTCAAATTTTATGTCCGTAGTGTCGGTACCGTATGAGCTTCTTATAATAACAAAGGAAAGGCCTGCCGCCTTAGCGGCGGCAAAGTCTACGGTACCATTATGTTTACTTATATCAAAACCTTTAAGCATTTATATCACCTTCAGTTATTTGTGTCATTCGTTCCCGAAACCGTACTGTTTTCTTCCTTTTTCGTATCAATTGTTCCCGAAACCGTATCGTTTGTGCTTTTTACGGTATCAACTGCGGCAGTTATTTTTTCGACTGTCTCTTTGATTTTATCAATAACTGCATTTATTTCTGCTATGTTTCTGGTGCCTGCGGCGTCAATTTTAGCCTCAGCTCTTATATATGTAATAAGTGATACTGCCGAAATAACGGCACCGGATATTGTCTGTATAGTGCTGCTGTCTGCTCCCAAAGCTGTAGCAATACCAACCGCTACACCGGCTATGCAAGCCCATAACTTTCTTGATGATAACTTCTTAATAATTGTACTCATATAAAATTCCTCCTTAGCAATCAATGTTTTGTTGACTTATTTTTGTTTGTGCTATCTTGGGGTAGGCTAAAAATCGTATTGATATCAAATCCCATAAATAATCACTCCTAACAATCAATATTTAATTTACTGCTTTTATACTTGTATCTGGTTACCGTCTTTCTTCCTCGTCCCTGATTTCTTCTCTTAACTCGTCAAGTCTGCGGTCTGCCTGCTTCGCTGATGCCTCAACCGCCACCATTCTGTCTTGAAGCTGATTGTGTTTGTCCATTTTCTTCTCAAGATATTTAAGCCTTGTACTGAAATTGCCATAAACACAGCCAAAAGAAACGGCATAAATGATTATCTGTATCCAAAATTGTATACTAAATTCCAAGTCCTCACCTTCTTATAAAAATACCCCTGCCATTCGGCAAGAGTATATATTATTCTGCTGTTGTATAATCTGTACCGGTTATGTCTTTATATTCTGCTGATGTAAGGCTGCCGCTTAAAACAAATCTTGAAACATCATCTGTGCTGTATATTCCTCTTTCGTAAAACCTTTTAACTATTTTGTACATTATATATTCCTCCCTTAACTCTGCTGGTCTAAAAGTATCTGTGCCAAAACTTCATCGTGTTCGTTTTGCTTAATAATAATATTTTGCTGATTTAAAAGCGCTTCCGCCTGAAAAAGTTCATCGTCTGTTGGCTCTTTCACAGTATCTGTTACATCTTCCCAAGTACCGTTATTATATTTTTTGCCGAGAAGCGATGCATCATAGCTGTCAATCTGTATCATAGTATCCTTAGTTATTTCATTTGGTGTTTCAAGGACACTTGAACAAATATTATTGCTGTTTATTTCTGCATAAAACATTATTTTCACACTCCTTAATAATATTCAACAACTTCAAAACCAACAACTGTACTGTTTGCATTGTTACTATTTCTATAGGCTGTAATAGTTGTTGAATTTGTAAGTTCAACTCTTGCAAATTGGTCCGCATACTCTGGAACAACATTTCCCAAATAAGATATAACCGATTTGCTTGTATCTACAGAAGAAATAGTCGCTGTAGCTGAATACACTCCAGCAAGACTTATTGTACCTCTTTGTATGCTCTTAATCACACTTATCTCCCCTCCTGTTAAAAGCGATTGAACCTGTGCTGCCACATTGTCGCCAGTAATTACAGGCTGCCATTCTCCCCATTTTGTACTATATACTCTCACGGCTATAAGGTTACTGTAACTATGTGCCACCTGTACTCGACGTGTACTCGCTGACTGCACGCTGTAAAAATATTGTGTAACGAACACAAATGTATCATTAGGCATTAATGCATGAAGCTCTGGATTAACTGTGCTTGTAATAGCCGCAACTACAAGCTCATATGTTGTTGTATCCAAATTTGTATTTCCTCCAGGATCATATGCTGCAACTTTGCGAAAAGCTCCTAAATTATCTCTTGCTGCATTGGCTGCATTTGCTCCGGTACCTCCATTTTTCACCGGGATTACGTCTACATCCGTATAAACTTTCTGCCAACTGCTCCAAGTCCCGGTATTGCCATCGTAGTTTCGTGTAGCCATTATGTTATTTAGGTAACCATGTGCCAATTGCATTCTGCTTCGGCTTGAGTCTGTTGCCAAATAAAAAATTTGTATTATATAAGCATAGCTTCCTCCAAGCAAAGCATATAGTTCAGCATGATTTGTAGAAGAAAGAGAAACAAGCATAACACCGTCTGTAGAAGTATCCGCATAATCCACTGCTGTACTTGCTGCAGTTAATTTGCTTAAACCCAAAAGGTTTGCAAGCCCGTCTTTAGCCGTATTTGCCTCTGTTCCACCGCTTTTCACTGGAAGTACGCTATTATCTGCCGCCAATTTAGTAAGTACATTTGCACCTGTAAAATCACTTGCCGGAAGCGCTGCGTCTGCTTTACCAGCATTGGCTTTCATTTGTGTGTCTATTATGTCGGCATTGTTGTTGAAGTCATCTACATCATAAAAATCATCCTGAGCCGGTTTCTTTAAATTGTAATTCGTTGTATTTGTTGCCATTTACATTGCCTCCTCTCTTAACTGCTGATGTGTATAAGCCGCCATCTCCACATGTGTCATTCCTGTAAATGTCTGGTGCTGATTGTACATAATGACAACCGATAAATATAAATCAAGCGGCAGGATTTCGTCCAGCCGCTCATTTACTGTGCTTCTCATTTTTTTGTTTATCAATGCCAGCTTAACAGTGCATGTTTGGTCGGCTATGCTTAAGTCGTAGCTGTAGCCGTCTTCTCCGCATAGGCTTGTAAGTATCTCGTTTACCCTCTTTTCAGTAAATGGAAGATGAGCATTATACTTTGTAAGTATTGCAAATTTACGCTCATCCAGTGTATCCGTATCCTTAGGTGTTATTTTAACAATGGCCTCATACCGTTTTACACCGGCTTTATCGGCAGTCTTTACAAACTGTTCCGCCATAACTGTGTCAACGGCTTGTGACACATTTTCAAGTGCCGGATTTTCGGCCGCCGCCAAAGAGATAAACTCACGCACATTTTTAAGAACATCAGGAATATAGTTTTCAATTTCCATTTACAGTCCCCCTAACGGGTATGTTGTTTGTATCGATAACAAGATTGCCTGCGGCATCGTTTATTTTAAGGTTTTCTATGTCCGTAATGCCTTCAAACTCGATTAATCGGCTTTCAATCTGGCTTAGTCTTACAACAATAGTGCTGTCTTCCCATGTCTTGTTAAGCTCTAAAAAATAAGCATCAAGTATGCTTTCTATATAGCTTTTGGCATCGTCAGCGCTCCAGCCGGAGGCATATGTAATGTCACACGTGATGTTTATGGCTGTGCTTCCAGCGGCTGTTACCGTTACTCTGTGGCCGAACGGCGCTATGCCGTAGCCTTCGCCGCTGTTTACTACCGGGTCGATAGCTGTCTGCACCGTATTAACAAGAGTTGAGGACGGAACACCGTAATCGCTTGATATAATTACAATGCTTACATTGCCGCCGCCCTCTGCTGCTCTGTAGGCTTTGCAGCCCCCGACGCCGTCAATGGCATCTATTTTTTCTTTGTAGTCTGACCTATTGCCGCCAAATGACTGATTGCCGAAGCTGTTAAAATACCGTGTGCGTAAGTCGTCGTCTGTTTCTTCATCTTCTCCGGGCACAAGTATTTCCGTAAGCTCGGCACTTGTCAGACCCTGCACATAATCTATAGGTACGAGGGTTCCTGTATAGCCGTTCGGCTCGTTTCCTGAGGTCTCACAGGCCAGTTTGTAGCTGTGGTCCGCATCGCTTATAAGCTCCGTGACTGTGTAGTTATAACTGTCAAGATTAAACCTGTTTCCTATAGGAACAGCGGTGTTAAATATACCTTTCACTACGGCATATGTTGCCGCTTCACGTTCAAGACCCCTTTCAGCAACACGCTTGTCAAGATAATCACCTGTCATGGTGTCCGCAAAAGTCTCATTTAAGATTGTATCAAGACTTGTGTACATCTGCGCAAGCTCTATGGCAGCAGGTGCAATAGCGTCATATATAACACTGCCTTCCCTTTTATCCACACTGCTGGATACCTTTGCAAGCATCTGATTTAATATGTAATCGTATGTATAGATTTCAAACATTTACACTCACCCCGCTTTCAAACGCTCCGTAATCACAGGTCACCGTAAATGTAACGCTTAACGTGTTTCTTCCTGTTTTCTCAAATGAAAAGTCAGATACATCGCTTATACGGTAATCCTGAGTAAGAGCTTCTTTTATACGCCGTTTTAATTCAGATTTGACATAGTTTATAGGCTTGCCAAAAAGGTCCTTAAGCTCTATGCCGTAATTCCATGAAAAAATAAGCCAGTCATATCTTTCTGTATTAAGCATAAGATAGACGGCTTGTTTTACGGCTTCTATTGTGTCTTTTTTGCCTGCTATAAAGTCTTTGCTTATATTAAGTCCGTATGTTTTTGAAGGCTTTGCGGTTACTGTAATATTTGTTGTTGATAATCCTTCAGGTATCATTCACTCACCGCCCTGTCTAAAATTAAATATTTCTGACCTCCGGCCAGCCGCATAAGTATGACCTTGTCACCGGCTTTAAGTGCATTGTAAACCGTAATCTCGTGTTTTACAGCCGGCTGCTTAAATGACATCTTTGACTCACTGCTTTCTGATGTTTCCTGCATATTAAATGTAGTAAATATCTGTTTTATGGCAGGATTATCAAAGCTTATTTTCGTTTTGTAGTCTGTCAAATACTGCGGTATTATAAGCTGTTTTTCGCCTAAGGTAAGTTTTTGGTCAATAAAAATCTTAAGCGGCGAAACGCTTTTAACAGTTCCAAATACAATACTTACAGGCTTTGAGTTATTGACCGCGTTTACTGCTACATTTTGTATTACTTTTACTAAATCAGTACTGTTAAGCAAGATACTCACCGCCTGACAGCTCTAAATCCATTGTGTGCTCAGACTGTTTAAAAGTATGGGTACACTTTTCAACAATAAGCCAGTTATTTGTAAGAATGTCACCAAAGTTTAAAAACACAGGCACTTGGCTTCCCGCTCTCACTCTTAAATCACCAAATACACCGCTTACTGAAATAGAACGTGTTTTGTTGTTATATAATTCCAGTATCATGTCAGCCACATTTTGCCCGTTTGAGATGTCGTTTATCTTGTCAAAATACTGCAGAACGCCCCATCGTTTAATCGACTCGTCACATTGCTTTGGAAAAATCTTCATTTCATGTGTACTGCTGTCCTGATAAAGAAGCTTGACTTTGTTGTAGGTCTGACTGTCTATTGAAGTCTCATAATTAAAGTCCTGCGCCGTCTGTTCCTCAATTTTAACAGGTACTTTCATGTTTCCTATGTTCTTTAAAGCAAGCTTCCCGAAATCATCATAAAGCACATACATCTTTTTTGTATTCTGCATTGTCACTTCAAGAGCGTTTTTCATCATGTCAAAAAGAGTAGTATTATCCTCAACGCGGCTGGCTATTATGTAGCCTGTGTCATCAACATCGCCTGTAAATAAGCTGAAATCTTTGGCAATCCGCTTTAAAAGCCAAGAAGCCGTCTTGTTTTCATACTGGTATGTGTCTTTGTTTTTAAAGTACCTAAGCTGGTCATATGCCGTTACCGAAATAAGCCCGTCTTTGCTCCTCGATTTTTTAAACACAAAACCTAAAAAAACAGGTTTGCCGTCAACTCTGAACTCCACCCTGTTTCCTTCCTGAAAGTCTATAATATTATCTTTTATTACTGAAAATTCAAGCTGTCCCGGCGTTCCTTCTCTGCCTGTGGTCCACTTTATTCCTTCTTCAACAACGGGCTCGTAAACTTTGTTTTTCTGCGGATTTTCAATTGTTAGACTAATATCCATAAAAATCACCTCACAAAGCCGGAATAATTATTTTCTGCCCTACTGATATCCTGTTCGGATTTGCTATTGAGTTGGCTTTGGCTATATCCGCGTATTTGCTTCCGTCGTCGTAAAATTTCTTTGCCAAAACCCACAGTGTATCACCGGATTTTACTGTGTAGCTTTTATCTTCCTGAGGCTCCGGCGAGTTATCAGTCTCGCGCTGTTTTTCAATTGTTGCCGTGCCGTCATCTGCTATGTTTACCACTGAAGTTTTAATGTCGTTATACTCCTTTAATGTAATGCTGACCGTTATATCAAAACCGTCGCCTGCCTGTTCTTTAATCGTGTAGTCTTCGAGGCTTACCCTGATATTTGTGTCATAAAGCCCGGTGCCGTCCGGCATTTCTCTGTTTACTATAAACCTGAAAGGCTTTTTGTCATTTTTAAGTTTCTTTAATTTGTCAAGATAGTATTTTTGATTTTTCAAGTCTCCGTTATAGTTGGCAAACGGGTATTTTACCGCCGGAATACGCATGTCAAAACTTAGCTCTGAAAGCCCCGGAGCTTTAATGAAGTTAAACTCACTTTCATTAATTAAAGTCACAGTGCTGTTTTGGTTTTTAATCTTAATTTGTAAACTTTCCGGTGCAACAGGAAGCAGTAAATCACCTAAATAAAACTCATACATTTATCATCCCTCCGCCATAACCGCCATGGCCTCACTTGTTTTTCTTGCCAAATGGTCGACAACTCCGTCAATGTCCATGCCGTTTTTAACTGTGTTGTTCATGCCTGACATATCAACATTAATAGTCGGCGTTACATAACGCATAACGATGTCACGCTCGGCCATTTTACGTAAGTATTTCATGTTGTCGTCATCGGTCTTCATGCTGCTGGCCATACTTCCGGTGTTGGCCGCCGTCTGCGCCGCATAGTTTGTACCCGCATCACTGCCGCCGTTTACACCCAAGTTCGGAATATCTGGCATATTAGGCATAGCGGGCATCTCAGGAATAACAAAGTTGTTTTTGCCAAACAAGCCCTTTGCTTTGTCTTCTATACCTTTGCCGAAATTGTTCCCGGCTTTATAAGCCTTGCTATAGCTTACTCCTTTAAATAAAACAGGCGCCCTTCTGTCTATAGTAATCGCATTCTTATTCTTTCCCCACTTGAGCACATTGCTTTGAAGTGCTGAAAGACCGGCAGTCCAATTTGTTTTAAATATGGCATCAATAATTGTAGTAACGACTTTTCCAAGAGATAGGAACCATGAAATAATCTGGCCTATAAGATTTTTAACGGCATCTCCAAAACTGTTAAATCCGCCGTTAGCGGCATTGAGAACAAACTCTATAATGCTGATAAAAGGTTCAATAAACGTCCATATAACCTGTATCATGGCATTTACTACACCGGCGGCAATATTAAGAATAAAAGCACCGGCTGTTGCTATGACTCCGCATATAACGCCTGTGGCACTTATTGACGTACCCTTTACCTTGTTTATAATTGCTATTACTATGTAAATGGCTGCAATAACAGCGATAATAGATACTATTATCCATGTGATAGGGCAGGCTAAAAGTGTTTGATTAAATATCATTTGTGCTTTTGTCATTCCAGTTGTTTTCAAAGTTTCTTCAGTAATAGCAGCGCCATGTGCTACTGACGCGAGTGTTGAGGCAATCTTAACCGCTTTGCTTATACCCTCGACAATAATGTTCGCCAAGACAGCTGCCTTATATAGCCCTAATATTGTTACAACAGTTAGGATTACAGGCCCGATTATCGACCAGTTATCGCTTATAAACTTTGCCGCGGTTGCTGAAATATTTATAATACCCGAAATTGCATAAGTAATAAAACTGAAAGCCCCTGCAAGCTGTAAAATAACCTGTTTTGCGGTACCCATGTTGGCACTTATAGTATTAAAGAACTGAAGCACTGCCGGATAAACTTTGCCGCCGACCGTTTCCCTTATATCGCCCCAAGCGTTTGAAATCTGCTTAATTGCACCTGCCGGCGTCTGTGCCATGACCTGATTCATATTTCCTACATTGTCAGTTATTACCTGCGCCAAGACAGCCGCTCTCTGTTCCTCGTTGCCATATTTAAGAGCTTTTTCTTGCGCATCGTTAAATGTAATGCCAACTCTTGCAAGTGTTGTGGTCTGCCCCTGCATAGCTTTTCCCATCATATTGCCTATGCTTACAACGTTTTGTGCTGTAACGTCAACTCCGTTTTGCTGTACCGCAAGATTATTCATAGCCGGTATCAAAGTCTTTAGTGACTTGTCGGAGTTTAAGAATGTGGCAAGCTGCTGTGCTCCTGCCATCTGCACTTCATCACCGACAACGCCTATTTTCTGCTGTGCAGCCGTGAGATTCTTAACTGACTGCACCATGCTGTCAGTAGCGCCCATTCTCTGACGCATTATAGTTGTAAGTTTTGTTTCTGCTTCTATCTGCGTGTTTTCGGCTTGTACAGAGCCGCTGAAAAAGCCTATAGTCTTTTTAATCCCCTGTAAGCCGAGATATACTCCGGCTATGCCTTTAATTTTGTTAAGCAGCCCTGCCGCCGGTGAGACTCCGCCGCTGAAATCTCTGTTAAGGCTTCTCTGCGCTTGGTCTGCCTGTGATATGTCGTTTCTTATGCCTTCAATTGCAATATCAACCTGTGCAAGTGACTCGCGTGCGGTATTTAATGAAGCAAGGTTTACAGTTCTTCCTGACGCTCTCTCTACATTCTCAAAACTGCTTACTACATGATTAAGAGCCGTAACCATGTTTGAAATAACCGGTGTCACCCTGTCCTGAAGCTGTATTGCTGTATATATGGTTGCCATTTGTTTTGCCCCCCCCTTTCTAAATTTTCGTACTAAAAAAGCACTCACGTTAAGTGAATGCTTTGCTCTTATAATTCTATTCTTCCGGTAGGCGGTTCTTTCTTCGGCATTTTTTCTTTTAAGGCCCTATAAAGGCTCGATGCCTCATTTCTATTTGAAAAATTGTCGCGTAAAAGAAGATTCTTTTCCTCTCCGCTTGATGATTTATAGGTTATTAGCAAGTTCCCGGTAGTATCAACTTCTGTCTTAGTTTTAGGAGCAGAGCCAACTATAGCGCCGGGCACTCCGAATAATGCGCCACCAACAAGTCCTTTAGTTAGACTGCTTTTGCTTTGAGTAAAAGTTTCTATGTCGTTACTGTATTGGATATCAATTATATTAGATACTTTGAGAATCATTTCTGTGTCTTGCATTTTTTTTGTTTTACATTTAATACGGATTTGGTCGTCAATTAAATATACCTGCCATGTGAATCTCTCATAGCCCTCAATATTTTTAATAACAAATCCACCATGTCCGCCAAATTCTAATCCGCCATCTTTAGTTTTTTTCGGTCCAAACAGTCCCATATTATCACCCCTGAAAATAAATTCTTTTTAAATTGTTTTTATTATACATCACAAATTATAAAAAATCTACTTTCCTTGGCGTTCTATCTCTTTTACTTTCTCTTCGTCATCTTTGTTTTTTATATCTATTGCAGCAGCTATGAAGGCCTGTTCTTCTCTGTCCATGCTTAAAAATCTTGAGGGCGGCCAGTGAAATTTATGCAAGCAGTAATATGCATAATTAGACTCAAGGTCGCCCTCCATTATTAGTTTTTTGCTTCTTCGACTTTATCATCAAATGTTACATCAAAGCCGTCTAACTTTTGAATTTCAGAAGTTAAATTCTGATATTCTCCCGGAGAAAGCATCTCTTTAATAAGCTCCTCCGCACACATTACGCCGTAACTGTCCTGAAGCTCTTTATCATTAAGATTAGGATAAACAACACTTGCAGTCACAAGTTTTCCAAGATAAGTATCCACGTCAAGCTCCGGTGCTTTCACTGCTTTTTTACCGGCGATAGGCACCATCTTAGTACACGTTTCTCTTATTCCCTCATCACGTTTAGCTGACAGCGGACGTATCTCCCACTTGATAGTTTTTCCTTTTTCATCCGCAAAGCTGTCTGATACAGCTAAAAACAGATGTTCCTTTTTCTTTTTGTTTGACTTTAAAAATGCACTTAAATTTTCCATATCTTAGCCCCCTATTATTCCATTCCTGTAAGTTCGTTAAATTCTTCCGGCATCTCCCAATCCTCAAATGTGAAGTCCATGTCCTCATCAAGAGTATCGCTTCCGGTATCAATTTTGGCAAGTATCCCGCCGTCAAAATTACAGTCTTTCAAAATAACTGTCTGCCTTCCTGCACTGCTTGTCGGATCCTCGTTTATTATCATCATGTCAAAATACATGTCTTTTCCGCTTTCTTTAAACTTATAAAGATACCTTCTAAGTATAGACTGGTTATAATGAAATGTGGCACTTCCGGTGCCCTTCCAGCCGGTTGCTTTGTTTCCTTTGCCTGTTTTGCCGAGTATGGCAACCTCAGTCTTGTTTTTCTCCATTTTGGCTTCGACCTTGGTTGCCTGCATAAAGTTATAGCGGTTGTCGTCTATTGTTATATAACACTCAGCCAAACTGCCTGATACAGTGTCTTTTGCATTTAATATTTTAGGCATTTATTATTCCTCCTCACTGAACAATTACTGTCATATAGAGCTTACTCATTGCGCATACAGGCGTTACCGGATTAGTAACGACAACGCTCTTTTTGTCACTGCCGGCTTCCACGGTAACGTCTTTAGACTCGAAGTCCTCTATAGCCTGCAAGTCCTGTAACTCTTTGTTGTAAGTTACAATCTCATTCCATAACGAAAGCCTCCCTGCCGCGTTATTCTGCACTTTGCCTAAATATGTCGTATTGAAAAGCACTGCAATGTCGTTGCCTATCTGGTCAAGCACACGAATTACCTGATTTGATGAAAAATCAGCGCTCTTATCAACGGTAGCTGATACAAAACTGTTTATATCATCAAGTACATGTACCTCATCGCCTACTTTATGGAATACAAGGTATCCGGCCTTAAGCATTGTTTCAAGCTGGCTTTGTTTGAAGTCTGTATTAACCGTAAATTCACCGTCATAGGTCTTGTTTGTATTGCTCTTGTTTACAGCACATGACGCCTCAGCGCCTGTAAGCCAGTATACAAGAGAGCTTTCATCCCAGCCGTCATCTGTAACAGCGTTTTTAAGATTGATAATGCCTTCATAATCGGCAGCATCGTTGTAAAGCACTGTCTGGAATTTAACACCCATTTCATCACGCAGACGTTTTGTATAAGCCACAAATAGGCTCTTTACGGTATCATCGGTGCTTAGGCACCCAAGAGTATTAAAGCTGTAGCTTTCAAGCTTATCCAAAAATGCCTGATAACTGTCCCCTGTAACTTCTCCGTTTGTGCCTCCTGTCATAGGTGCTGCGGCCGTTGCTGCAAGTGTGGCCGTTTTATCAAATACAACAAAGTCATTGTCAGCAAGCTCCGAAGCTGCTGAAACGGTCTGTGTATCAACGGCTGTGCCGTCAAAATAAGTTGTTACATCAAACTTGCTTGTATCATCTACATTTGCGGCAATCGCAATCTTTATGTCATTGCCTCTTATACCGCTGTACTTAGCTGTTCCAAAAGTATTTGACGCTTTGTCTCCGCTGTTAAGCCTATAGCAGTAAAGAGTTTTGGCATTTATAAATAAATCCCTAAGCCCTTTCAGCTTATCTGATGTATAGCTGTATCCAAAAATAATCTTGCTGTCTGACTGGAAATCCCCGCTTTCAACTGTGAATATCTCACCGTCAACGCCCCAGTCAAGATCAAGTGCTAAAGCGCAGTAACCTCTGTCGCTTATGCTCGCATTGGCGCTTGATGCACTTACAAAGTTTATGTAACTGCCCGGAAGCACCTTGTTTTGTGTTAAAAATGTTCCTCCGCCAAGCATTTATTTCACCCCCGCTTTTTTAAAGTTCTTCTTTTTAAAATTTTCTATCGCCTTATCTATTTCATCAAAAGTGTATGCCCTGCCGTCGTCAAGAACTGCATTAAGCAGGTCCGCGCTTTCGGTATACTTTTTTGATTTTAGTATCTGGCTTTTTACAAATACCTGTTCCTTTTTGATTGAAACAGTATCATTTTTTGACTTTGCCAATATAGTTTACCTCCTCCATATACTCATCATCGTTCTTTACATATCCGGTTATGCTGTAGTCCACAAAGAAATGAAGCACGTAATCGGTGGTTTGGCTGTGCATGCCTGTACCTCTCAGATATCCGTCATCAACCTGTATGTACTCAAGCAGACTGTAAAGTTCTTCCGCAACTGCTTCGCTTTGTTCCTTATCGCGGTGCTGCGGAAAGAACCTCACATCAAAACTGTACTGCCTTTGAAAATGTGTTCCCAATCCCTGAGTATGTATCTGTGTCAAAAGAATAATAAAAAAACAAGGCTCTTTAAAACCTTGTTCTATATCCTCTGTGCGTATTTCGTATTCATTTTGACTGTAAACCGTTCTAATCGCATTGGCTATGGCCGTTTTTATCTTTTCAATCATTTAAACGCCTCCACAAGAAATTGCTGTAACTTCTTTTCGATTATCTTAGGCGCATCGGCCTCAAGCTCTTTTGTGGATACGGTGAGCATAAATTTTCCTTTTACCCAGCCTTTATGACTTGGCGTTCTATGGCCATATTCAACGTATTCAGCATACTCAACGGGATTAATAATTTCTATTGTATATGTATTTCCGTTTTTATTTACTTCTCCTACCTGCCAATTGCGTTTAAGTTCACCCGTTTTTGTCGGCGTTATTGATTTTACTTTTCTTAAAAGCCTTGCGGCAAGCTCTTTTACAGCACTTTCGGAAAACTCATCCATTTTCTGTGAATCCAAATTTTGAAGTTTATCCCTGAAAGCCTTAAGCTGTGATATGTCCACACTTACACTCATGCTCTCTCCACCTCACTTACGAGGTTTATTTCTTGATGGCTTTTGTACTTTGCCGGTATACCTGAGGATACAAAAACGGCACCGTCTGACGTAACAATCTTGCTTCCTGCCGGTATATCATACTCAGGAGAACAAAACAGCTTTATTGACTGACTTACGTTGTCGGTGCTGTCTGTCTGTGTGCCGTTTGGGCTGCTTTCAATGCTTATGTGACATGGTATCGAGTCATATAAAACCGTCTCCGTTGTATTGTTTATAACCCCTTCGGCGGTTGTATATCCTATAACCTGAACAGTGTTACTATGCAAGCCTTCTATATGCTTTTTCATAAGATTATACGGTATATTCATGCTTACCACCCGGCCTTCCTGTACCTGTCAAGCTGACCGGTATAGTTCTTCAAAAACGCCATACCCGGATTATCAGAAACAGCAGAGGCGGAACCAAAGGAAACACTTACATCTCCCTCAGTTATGCCTTTTACACTGCCTTCCGCCTGCTCCTGCCCTAACTGGTCGGCACGGTACATGTCAATGCACATGCTGTACATCGTATTGTAAAGGCCTTCAGGGACTTCACTTATCCGGCAGTAATTGCATATCATTCCCGATATTTTATCAATTGTAAACTCGATTAAAGCATCTTTATCGGTATCCGAAATGCCGAGAAGCGTTTTAAGCTTTTGAACCTGTTCCGTCAGTGCCATTATCCTCACCGCCTGACTTTGCGGCTTTCTTAGCCTTTTTGTCTGGTTCAACTACCTTATAACCTTTGCTTATATAAAACTGCAGCTTATTATTATCAATATTTCTGCTTATATTTCCTTTCGCTACCAACATTATTATCACCCCTTATACAGTTGACTTATGCATATAAATACCTTTTGCCTTGTTCTGGTAAACAAAGCAGTCGTGGTAAAGCCTGAACTGGAAAAGCCAAGCGTCAAGCTTCTGGTTTTCATCAGGTGTAAATACCTTAGGCAAAGCAAACTTCTTTACCTGAAGCACTGCCTCAGGATATATAATCATAAAGTTTATGTTTTTTGCTTCGGCACCCTTTGCATAGCCCCATGCCGATGAACCATCGTTAAGTGTTATTGCAGTATAAAATCTTGTCTTTGGTACATATATGATAGGCATACCGTTATACCCTGCAAGAACTGTGCTTACTGTACCGTCGGAGCCCCACTGTCTGGTTAATGCACCATTTAATATAGGCTTTAAGTCACTGTTTACATAAAGCTTTCTGCCTTCCTGAGGTGCCTCTGCGGCATCCATTTCTTTTACTGCTTCATCTATAGCCGCAAGCACTGTATCTTTTGTAAGAACTGCCGCATCTGTGGTTAAAATGTCCTCTGTTCCGGCGTATTTTGCGAAACGATAAGCATCAAGCTCAGGCACTACCCAGTTTCTCATAAAGTTGCCTGTAACTTTGCCGAAAGCTGTACCCAGTGTTTCTTCATCGTCCATTCTGTCAACAGAAATTTCTTTTCCTCTTTCCTCATTAAGCTTCATTGTTTCCCAGCCGACAGTTACATCGCCTTGAGGATACCCTGTAGTTCTGCTATAATCCCCAAGCCCGGTAGTTGATACCTTAAGCACTTTTACTTCATTTACACCGCTGAAATCCGGTTTTATTCCGGCGTCAAGACCTTCGGTAACCGCCGATGCCTTGTAAACATCATCTATAATCGGTAAAAACTTTTGTGCGTATTCAATGCTGTTTGCCATATTTTTTCACTCTCCCTTAATCTTTTAATCCTGCGGCAGCTCTTGCACTTGATACAAAAGCGTCTATGCTGGTACCGCCGCCGTTGTCTTTATTGTCACCCGGATGAAAACCATTACTTACGTTTTTTATTTCTTCTACATCAAAAAGATAACTGTCGCTCTTTTTAAGCCCCTCAAGGTCAAGACCATCAATAGATCCATCATCTTTAAGATTTATCTTATCCATGTCGAGCAATGCCTTTATTGCTTTTGAGTTTTTACCCTTTGCCTGAAGAATAGCCATATCAACAGCGTTGTTCTTGGCCATGTCGCTGATTTTTTTGTCATAGCCTGTTTTCTCTGTCTTATATTTTTCCTGAAGGTCGTTAAATTGCTTTTGTAAGTCCTCGTTACTGCCGGATGACTTTTTAAGAGCCTCGATATCTTTATCACGGGCTTTTATCTGTTTATCAAGGTCTGCCTTAGCGGTGTTCAATGTATCATAATCCGCCTTTGATACATAACTTTCACCGAGTTTTGCCGCTGCCTTGCTGTCCATTTCATCCGTGTAACTGTCCCCGATTATTGCCTTTAACCAATCAAGTTTCATGTTTATTTCTCCTTTCTTTTCCCAATAAAAATAAGACCTGTTTAACGACTGTGTCTAAAGTCGAGATATCCGGACCACCGCCTTTCTAAAATAAGGTATATGAAATGCCTTTGCACATGCTTGTCACCTCCTGAAAATATGTAATAAAAAACCACCTAAACATTTAATGTCTAAGTGGCTTAACAAAATTCTACATTCTCATTTATAAAAGTCTCATTGCTTTCTATAGCTATGCTATTTTTTAAATCATATGGCATCGTAGCTTTCATTTTTATTCCTTTAACAAGTACACATGTAAACGGTTTTAATGGTATTGGCCCGTCTAAAAATAAAACTTTATATTTGCCTATTGAAGCTTCATCTTTAACCTTCAACATTTTTATCACCTCTCAATTTTTCTTTGTATTCCTCTAATTGATTTTCATAAAATTCTAATTGACTCTTTGTCAATTCTACTTCTTCTAACGGTATTTTATACTTACCAGTATTAGAAAGTAAATACTTTTTGGCATCTATCTCATTTAAAATTGTTCTTAAATATTCTTCCTTATCGTCATTCATTTTAGTAGCATTCTGCATAAAATGATGCGTTTCCTCAAGTACATCAGAAATTGTTGCATCCGGCCTAAAAATAATGGTATCTCCTATAGTAACAGCTGTTGCATTCTGTTCTTTTAAATGCTGAATCCAGTTTTCATCAGCAATCTGGATGTTTGCTCCCCTTTTTATAATTTTACCTACAATTTTATTATATGCCGGTGTATCAATAATTTTTTGCCCGTTTTCGTTACTATTTCTATGAGTATACCCTTTATGCCTAAAGGCTTCATTCGTTGATTTAATTATACCACTTCCATTAGCATTATCAACATATTTTTCTTTCCACTGCTGATAAGTTATGTTCCCCGGTACTGTGTAGCTTTTGCCCTCGCTGTCTCTTGCCGCTCGTTTTTCATCCTGAGTAAACTCGTCGTTGAAATAAGGTACCGTTGTACATCTGCAATTCGGATACAGAGGCGGAGCATTAACGCTCATTTCAAAGTCTTTCATGTCAAAAACTTGACCGTCCATAGGGCCGCATATTTCGCAGGTCTTGTCATCCAGTGTCGCAAGATATTCAACCTTTTCAACCCCAAGCTCTTTGTAGCTGTCCTGCGATGCCATTGACGAAAAAGCAGCCGACTCCGTAAGAACCAGCCGTTTAGTATTGCTTAATTCCATATTTAACTCTTTTGCTATCTGCCGTGACACTTTGTCCGGTGCCTGACCTCGTATAATGCCCTGTGTCAGCGCTTTATCAAGGGCATAGTTTAATCTGTCCCGGTTCTGCCATATCTTATCTGAGTACGTCTGATTATCATACGTCCACGGTTTAGCAAGGACCTTGTCAATCTTATTTTGGTCAAGCGTTGCAAAGGCACTGCCAGTACCGACATATTTTTGTATCTCAAATACATTTTGGTAGTAACCTTCTTTGTACACATCAGCAAGGGTTTTATCCATGGTGTTTTGCTTATAGCCTGACAATTCCTCGACCTTTTCCCTCATCTGCATTTGAAGTGCCCTGAGGCGGTCTATTCGGTGTATGTCCGATGCAGACTCAAGCTGTTTTTCCCAGTCGGCCGATATGCCGTTTTCCTCACCCTTCTTTATGTATTCCTTTAGATCCATTTGAAAACGCTTTCGTTCATCTGAACTGAGTATTTTTTTAGCATCCGCCATTGTGAGGCTCTCATTTTTGGCAAAACGTTCATAAAAAGACTGTATCTCCTTATCAATATCATTTATTACCGCCTCATATTTATCCTGCATTTCGGGTATAAGGTCATCTGCTTTTTTCATGAGATTGTTTTGAAGGATTTCCTGTCTGTTCCTCCAGTATTCGGCGTTTTTCATTCGGCATCATCCTTTTTAGGCTCATTGCCTTTATCAGGCTGATTATTCTGTTTATTCATTTGCTGATAAGTGCTGTATTTCTCCATATTTTCTTTTTCCTGTGCATCAAGCTCTTTAAGCTCGGCATTTACATCATCCACAAACGGATGATGTGCAAGAAGCGTCTTATCTGAAACAATACCCTTTGACTGGTTAATCATATTTACGGTTTCGACGTCATTCATAGGCTGTGAATAATTAAGGGTAACGTCTATAGAACCGCTGTCATATGCAGTGCCGTTGTGCCTGTTGTAATCATCCGTAATAAACCAAAAGAACTCTTTAATCGCCTTCTTGAGCTTTGCAGCCATACTTTCAGCTTTTTCTCTTAACAACTGGTAGTGAAATCTAAGGCTTACGCCACTTGGCGCATTTCCGAAAGTATCGTTTTCAATGTCAACACCCATTCCGAATTTATAAATATCCCGGTTAAGCATCTTCAAATACTCAATACGCCCGCTTACAGGAAGCTCCACCTGTTTTGCTTCCACACTTCCGGAACTGTCGGAAATGTTTACGGCCTTGTTTATCTGAAGCTTTTTTGCTATTGCTCCAGCCGTTTCTCCGCCGTAGCCCTGTATTACCCAGTACAGGTCAACAAGGTCAAGAAAGTTGTTTGTGCCTTCGCTTGATATCATGTCGTAGGCATCTATTAAACCCTTTATAGGCTGTAAGTCTGTTGTACTGTTCCTGTTGTTTTTAAGTATTATAAACGGCACCTTTCCCCACGAATGCGGGACCCGTTTCTTTTCCATTCCGTTTACAAGGCTTATGTCCCAAAAATGCGGCGACGGATTAGGAATGTCAGTATCTTTTATAAATATGTTCGGCTCTCTTTCGGTGTAATAAGTTACGTCCTGCTTCGTCCACCACTCGACTTTACGACGGCGGTATTTCTGGCCGGATTTTATAACGGTTATCTCATAATACCGTATTAACTGCTCAAGCTCACGCTGGTAATTTGTGTCATAAACAGGTATGATTTCTTCAGCCGGAACAATACAATACTGAAGATTTCCCATATCATCATAATAGACATGCAGTGCTTCAAAGCCTTTGTTTGAGGCGCCTGTTACCCAGTCCTGCAATGTCTCATTGAAGTTCTCATCAGCAAATTTTGCAATTAGATCCTCGTATGTTTTAAGCTCTTTGTTTTCTTCTGCACCTTCAACACTAAGCGTAGGTTCACGGCCTACAATGAAGCTTGTTTTTTGGTCTACAAGTATTCTGTGGAAGGCATTTACATTGTGATGATTGCTTCGGTTTGGATTGCTGAAAGTCTTTACAGTTTCAGTCTCGCTGCCGTCAGCATCGGCCTGTGTTTCCGATATCCTGGATGTTCTGTAATCCTTTTGAAGCGTGTCATGTTCACCTACGTAATACCGCTCACCCTCGGACATATGCTTCTTTTGAAGGCTTATACTGTCCTCTGTCAGTATGTATTTGATTATGTCGCTTTCGTTCATCTGCCCTGCTAATGATAGCTTGGCATTTATAATGTCTGCCTGTGTTAAATACATTTTATCTCACCTTCGTATTCCTCATATCAAATTCACGGCTGTAACGTACGGCATCAATACTGTGGTTATTCTTGTCAGGAAAGCGGGCCTTAAAACCATCGTTTCCGTCAGGCTCAAGGGCATACTCCAAAAACTCTTTTGCTGTCTTCGGGCACCGCATTGGATCTATTATTATCTGCTCTAAATCCTGAAGCCATTTAACACCGTATTCCACACTGTCGGGCCCTTTCTTAGCTCCTATGGCTTTAATGCCGTAGCTGTTAATTTCGGCTATAGATTTTGGCTCCGCGCTGTCGCATACAATCACGCTGTTTGATTTATTCTCGGTCTTAATAAGTTCTGCGGCCTTTCTGTTTGACAGGCCTACAAGCTGTATCTCATAGAAAATATAAAGCCTGCGGCGCGTTTTGTCATAATGATTAACCGTGTAGTGAAACGGATCGCTCGCATAGCCCCAGTCAAGACCTCGTGAAACGTGGTCGAAATGCTCTATTTCCTCGTCTGTAATCGTTCGTATTTTGAGGTTTGTAAATACCTCGCCGCCTGTGCCGGTTACTTCGCCGAGATACTCATGTTTATAAGCCTGTTCGTTAATCTTTTTAAGATGTTCAGCCTCAACAAAAAACTGCTCTCCAAGCCATTTACGCGGCACAGTCAAATAAGTGCTGTGGTGCACAAGCCTGTCGGTTCTGGCTTTTAATATCTCCTCATTTACCCAGTTACGCTGTGACTTAGGCGGATTGTAAGAATAAAAAACTAAGCTTTCGCCTCCACGCATTAAGCTTTGGTTTATTGTCCTTATTTCTTCCATGCCTGTAAACTCGTCAACTTCTTCATACCAAACATACTTGCAATAACCCTGACGGAACTTAGTTGATTTTATCTTTTTGGGTTTGTCTGCACCTCTGAAAATGATACGCTGGCCGGTAGGAATGTATATAAGTTCAAGCGGGCTTAGTTTGCTCTGCCAAAAGTTATCTACGCCAAGTGTTGAAATAGCCCACAGTAATTGTTCATAAACACTGTCTTTTAAGTTCATGCCGACTTTTCTAAGCGCCACACAGTTTGCATATTTGTCTTTCATCATTCCGAGAATTATCTCAACAGAAACAAAGGACGACTTCGTGCTTCCACGGCCGCCCTTAAAAAAGTAATGCGTATGATCATTGTTTTTTATATCTATGTGTGCATCGTAAAATGCCGGCGATATTATGTCACTTAGTTTCGGCATTATCCGTGCCCCCTATATCGTCAATAATCTGCACTGCCGCGGTACCTTCAAGTTTTACATTATCTGTAAACAGATTATAGCGCTTTCCGAGAAGCTCAGCGGCCTTAATCCTGTCTTTTGCGCCAATATCTTTCTTGACAAGCTCCTGACAGCCGTCACCGCAAAGTATAGGCACTTCTTCTTTTTCCTCGCCTCTCATAACCTTGCTGAGATACTGCATAACCTCTTGTGCCTTAGCTATCTTGCGGTCATTAATTTTCTTAAGCTGCTCATCAACGTACTTTTTAACCTTAGTATTTCTTAGCAACTTAGATGCACATGCTGCAGCCGCTTCATCCTTCTTTACACTCGGATATGCCGCCTTATATGCTCTGGTGGCATTAAGGTCGATTATATATTCATCTGCAAAGCGTTTTTGTTTTTCGGTCATAATGTCACCCCTTCCTTTTTCTCCATTCAAAAAGGGCACCGGTTCGGCGATGCCCTTAAACGAAAGGAGGTGTAAATGTAAAACCATACTACCTAAAAATTTATACTATCACTATATCACGGAAAAGCCGCTTTTTCTTCTCAAAAATTTATCATCCTATAAGTAGCTTTTTAAATTTCTTTACAGCAGCTGTTTTTCTACGATAAACACTTGCAACCTCGCAATGTAATGTCTCACAAAGTACGTCAACTGCGTCCTGTCTTCTTATATATCCTGATTGATAAAATTCTTTAAGTACAAGCTGTTCTTCCTCATTCAGTTTATTCCAAGCAAGATTATAAGCGGCATTAAACCTATAAATATCGTTAAGTTTTTTAATTGTTTCCTGTTTTTCTATTACAAGATTAAGGCTTTTATCGTTATATTCTCCGCCGTCAACTGGTTCTTTTTCTGTATCTATAGCAGACACACTCGACATTTCCTGCTCAAGTTCATTAAGACGCATACGAAGATTTGTTTCAGCCGTTTTCTTATTTGGCTGGTCCTTTAAAATACCTTCAACCGCCCTGTCATAGTTTATGTAATCGCTAAGTATCATCTAAGTCACCTCTTATTTTGCGGCTTATGAAATTCTAAAGTTATCGTTATGCCATTGTCTTCTCTGTGGCAGTATTCTGCTTCGCTCAGCATAGAAATTAAGGCCATAAGCCACATCAATATGTATGAAGCATAAGTGATATCACCAATTACTATGTTGATAAGCCCCATCGCAAACCAAAATATAAAAAATATAAGCGGCGGATTAATCTTTATCTTCATTTAATTGCCCCTTTCCCTACTATCATTTTCTATTCTTGATAAAGTTCTCTCAATTTTCGCTTGTTCAATTTCATCAACTCGACTGTCTGAAAACAAATAAATACACTGTTTTAATACAAGCCGTACATCTGCCATTTCCTCGCATAAATTTTCTGCTAAATCTTCTAATTTGTCATATCCTTCGATATTCTTATACTTTTTCAGTTTACAGATAGCCTGTGTCAGCTCCGCCATTTCCTCAATAAGCTGCGTTTCCTGCGCTTCTAAACCGTAGTAATCAGCTATGTATTTTATTTTTTCGTCCATGTAAACGCATCCTTTCCGTTATGATATTTTTCTAATTCTAATTTTAATACCTGATTTTCTTTAACCGCCCGTATTGCAATTTTAAGGGCCTTAACATCTTGTTCCCAAATATCATTTTGTTCTTCATGAAAGCTATTACTGTTATCTATTAGGCTTTCAAGCTGATGTATAACTTCATCCGCATTCATAACTGCTTCTCCTCTAATTTTGCTTTTTGTTCTCTTACCAATTCCAACATTGAATAGCCCTCCGTAAAAGATGTATGACCATTACGTCCAAGTTTATTTTTCTGCCTAATAAATGCCCTTTGGTTCTCCTGAAAGTTTTCAGTATCTCTTACAATTTCAATTCTTAATAAGTCTAATTCTTTTGATGTTTGGCAATCTTTTATTCTTTGTAATAAACTTTTCATATTTTTATCCCCTTTTATTTTTAATACTCTCAGTCCTTGCTTACAAAATAAGGACATTCAATATCGTTTGTTCCTAAATAGCACACGTCACATTTTATACAGCTTCCGCATTTTGTCATTTTGTCGCTTGCTTTCGTTTTCAAATCAACACGGCCGATAAGGTAATCCACCGATACATTAAAAATATCAGCCAAAGCAATAAGCTCTTTTATGCCCGGCTCATTTCTTCCGGTCTCGTAATTAGAAATAGCCGTATATCCGTAGTTAAGCCTTTTGCCAAGCTCAGTCTGTGTCATTTTGTTTTCTTTTCTTAGCTTTTTAAGCCTGTCCTTAAATTCCATACTACGCTCCCACCTTTTTAACTACTGAAATCTGTAAATTCAGACAATTTCATTTGATTATTCGGTTCAAAGTTCATCCATAATATTTCTTTTTTCTTACTGCATACCTGTGAATATGATATTGTTTCTTCTCTGTGCCAATTTTTTAATTTATCTCTGTAAAGCTCTGTATCATATCCGCTTATCAGCACAGGCCCTTTATGCCGCAATAGAACATCTAAAAGTTGTTCATGGTCTTTGTCTTTCATTTCGCACCGATATTGTTTCCCGTGTCTGGTCTGCAGCATATACGGAGGATCGCAATAAATAAGCACATTTGAATAATTAAATCTTTGTATCAAATCAATCGCCGGTTTGTTCTCTATCTGTACTCCTCTTAAACGTTCAGCCGCCTGTATGATTTTTTTGGGAAGATTACACCAATCCTGTGAAGCATAGGCTTTTTCTCTGCCTTGTATATCATTTTTCCAGCCGACTTTTTCACCGTTTGTTCTAAACCCATGTCCCATATTGCAGCGTATGTAAAATTGTATTGCTTTTTCAAACTTATCAGCCGGTACCGTTTTATAGCTGTCTTCATAAACTGCTCTGGCATACGGCGTATAATAAATATATCTGGCCAGCTTTTCCGGATCATTGCGGATACACTCAAACAGATTGATTACATTTCCGTCCAAATCATTTATTGTTTCTATGTCTGACCGCGGCTTATTAAACAATACGGCTCCGCTTCCGAAAAACGGTTCCAAGTAGCTGTGGTGTTCTGGAAAAAAGTCTATTATCCATTGAGCTATACTCCATTTACTTCCTGGATATTTGATTACCGCTTTTATTTTTTTCACCTTCTAATTCACTTTTCAAATATTTATTCTTCACCTGCAAACCATTTCCGGCATTTCCTGACCGGATAAAAATACTTCTCTTTACGCAGTTTGTATTTTCTCTTCATCGCCTTATCAAATATATAAAACGGCATGCCATATCTGCGGTAAGATGCCAAACAGCTTGCATTTGATACATAAAATTCCTCGACCGCATCCATACCCGTTACATACTCAATTCCGTCTTTAACAAATCTCATGTTTAAGCCTCGCCTTCATCACCTGTTATAGTCACCTTTACACCCTGTTTTTTCTCATACACAAACACGTCTTTAAAACCACTTATGTATTTATTCCCGTCGTCTTTTAAAATCCGGCTTTTCTGCAAAGCGTCAAGGATAAACTTTTTTGCAAAGCACACATTGTCCTTGTCCCGCCGTTTGTTTTTCTCGTGCCACTCAAAAGTTATAAATGCCGGCGGTGTAAACTCGCCCGTGCCGGACAGTGCTATTTCAAACATAATCTTTTCTTCGGCGTCCTTTTTCATGCCTGCTGAAGCATATTTATTGCCCCTGCTTACTTTCGTATATTCATTAAGAGTCGGAAGGCCGCCCTCTATCCAAAATTCAAACATCTTTGCCTCCTACATTTCCTCACGCACTTTTTTTTCAATTGCCGCATAATCATACTGCCTTTGGGAATAGCTGTTAAAACTGTTTTTCTTAGCTTTTTGTTCAGCTGTACCGGATAAACCCGCAGATTTTGAATAATTCCCCTCAAGGATTTTTATTGCGTTTGCCGGTTTTAATATCCAGTCAAAATCAGCCCTCCACCCTCGGTCATTGCTGCCGGTCAAAAAAGCACTTTGCTGTGCAGTATCCAAAAGTGTTTTCAGGTCCTCTTTGCTGTGTTTTTTCAAAAAGCTCCTTAAAGCCGTTTTGCGTCTTTCCGTTATTTCGCGCACAGCAGGAAAAGCAGTGCACTGAGTATTAAAATACTGCCGTATACGCTCATAATCCATTTTCGGCCTCTCGCTTTTGGGCGTATCATCGTCGGTTTCCGGCGGTAATTCCTTTGTATTCCTTATATCGTTTTGTTTAGTTTTGTTTTGTTTACTAATGGTATCATTTGCAGTATCACTTGCAGTATTGTTTGCAGTATCATCTGTAGTATCATTTGTAGTATCATTTGCAGTATCATCTGTAGTATGAAAATCACACTGCAGCAGTGAATTTATGTGATATATGGCCGCTTGGTTTCCCCGCTTTTGAAAATCTATGAGCCCTTTGTCCTTCAGCATATTCCTTGCTCTTAAAACAGCCTGCTTGTTCAGGCCGGTTTTGACTTCGAGCACCACAACAGCTACCGTAAAGTTATCCTGCCACTTCGATTTATTCGCTATGTGCATTAATGCATGCCACAGGGCAATTCCCGACGTAGGTAGTTGGTTCACTTCGAGCCAGTCATAAAATGCTTTAATCTCCAGCAAGTAATTCATTTAATCACCTTTTTCGTATACCTATGTAATATATCTGCTGCCCGTTTTAACCGCAGGCAGCAAGTTATTTATATCAGAATGGCAAGTCGTCATCTTCCAAGTCTTCACCAATAGGATAAAAACCGTCTGAAGTTTTGCCTTTCAGCTGCTTAAGCTTTGCCACTTGAAAATTGCCTTTTTTAATGTCGTCGGCTGTTTTAAAAGCTGATACATAAAGCCTTGTTTTAAGACTGCCGTCTTTGCCGACATATTCTTCTTCAGACAAAACAATACCTATATAGGCATTTACAAAATATGAAGGATCATTGCTGAACTTAAAGTTTTTGTTTGTGCCCTCAAAAGCAACAAGCATGGTTTTAAAAAACGGCTGTGCTTTCTCTTTATAGCTTCTTATAAACCTGCCGCCCCAAAATCCGACATGGTCATAAAGCTCTCTGAAATATCCCTTATACTCTCCGTAGACAATGTCATACTCAAACTTTATATATTCCTTTTGAGCGTTGTCCTCTGATGATTTTATCTGTACTATGTAACCGCCTGCCGGCAGCCTGTTCTCGCTTGCAGGTTTTACGTTGTCCCAATTTATGTTAATCATTTGCTTGTCCTCCTGTTTAATACTCTTCAAGTGCTTTTACAACCTGAACTATGTCGTTATCAATCTCAAAACTTTCAAAAGCTCCCATAGGACTTTTTGCGGTACTGTTGTTTGCCTGCGTTTCCAAAATGTATCTGTTGCCTGACTTTTTGCTTAAAAGCACCGTTGTAAACTTGCTTTCAAGACAAATCTTGTTAAGCTTTTTCCCGTTTGTCTTGATACGTGTAAACATATATCCGCTGTCATCCATATCAGTCTGCGTGTGAGCTGTAAAAATGATTGTCAAATCATCTCTGCAGGCATTGGCATAAACTATTAAGCCATACACAGACTGCGCCAAGTCCTGCCATTTGTCATAACCTTTTTCTTTTATACGTCTCATTTCATCATCAATCATTATTCCGTTTAAAGTATCAATTACAACATATTTAAACAATGTTTGTGTCTCGTTTATTCTTTTTAAAGCACTGCGAATCTTTTCCGTGTTTGATGTGCGGACATAATTTTTGTTCGCTTTATTGTACTGACTGCGCCAACCTTTCCAGCTTAAACCTTTGCCGTCACAATCTATGTAAAATGTTTCAGACGGGTTCAGATTGCGCATTGCCGTTGTTTTTCCGCTGCCGCTCTCGCCCATAATACATATAACCTTTGCCATGCTGTCACCTGATTCTTAAACTCTTGCCTTGCACTAACTGCGCAAAGTCTAATTGTGTGCCTTCCTTTAAGGCATTTTTAATGCTTTCCGTGTCTGCCTTAGGCGGCTGCGGTATTAAATACCGTTCAGGTATTTTTTTACCATTTATAAGCTGTACGGCAGGAGGATTTTTTTGAATTGTAAAACTGAATAAATCCGTTTTTATCTTTGTTTTTTCCATGGCTTCCATTGAATTAAATATGTTCCCTTTGAGCCATTTAACACGGTTTTCAAGAGTTTTTCTGCGGCTGCTCAGCCTTGTTTCTTCTTCCTTTAACCCATTGATATCGGCAGATATGTTCTTGATTATCTTGCCGTACCCGTCAGCCTTTTCAGACAGTTCACACTCTATGCACTGTAAGGTATTTTCAAGAGTGTCAAGGTCAATGTCGTCATTTTCAAGGTATTCAAATACGTTATTAAAATCAGCTGTCAGTTCGTAAAGTTTAGCCATTTTATTTTTTCCTCCTTTGTGCTATACTAAATTTGAATGTTTTACTGTGCCGCTTTTGGGATTGCCGTCCCTAAGCGGCTGTTTTTTATAAACAATATTTTGTAATATTATCTATACACCCTTGTGCAATGGCTTTTTTCGTACACTTAATCTCGCCACCGTCTTCATACTCTAAGCCATTTATGCAACCTATCAAAGCGCCAACAATAGCACTAACTACGTCTATAGCCTCCCCTTTGGTTCTTATATTTGCCTTTCCATTGTTGTTGCATTTTATAGATACCTTCACACGCTTTTTCATTTTTTCACCCCTCCGGTAATTTGCCTTGGTATCTCATAAAGCAATAACAACAGAATTATTTTCAATTTCTGACTCAAACTTATCATCAAGATAAGCCTTTATGGTCTTGCGTGCTGTTAATTTCCACATTCCGCCGTCTGCCTCAACAAAATTAATTCCGCGCTCGTTTATTCGTATTAAGAATTCACTTTCAGGCTGTTCAACTTCCTGAAATGTTCTGTATGGTTTCAGCTTTACAATAGGTTTAATTGCGTCATTACTCTGTAATGCAATGCCTTTTTTTGTTACAACACTTGTTGCCAACCCGTTATCGTTGTATGTTACCTGTGCCCCTGTTGTAATATCAGACAGCAATTTTAAGGCATATATTGTATCTGCCGTATCCTGAAAACGAGTTCTTAATGCAATCATGGCCTGTTCAAAGCTTAACTGCGTACTCGGTTCCCAACCCGGTACGTCTGTCGCTTTTGCAATATAATATGTAGGTCTTATACAATGCCCCGAGTGCTCAAAAGGCTGTGTAAAACACTCTACTTTCTCATGTGTTGGTACTGTTATATAAAGAGGTGTAACGTCACTGTATTTTGGTATACCTTCCGTTTTTACCATTTTTATAAGAGCATCAAGACTGTTTAAATTCAGAACATCAGGAAATATAACATCAGGAAATATTTCGCTGTATTTTCCGTCGTTTGTTACTACAAATAAATGTCCGTCAATCTCTTTCAATGTTGGTGCTGCCATTGCTTCAATTTTTTCGATTGCTTCTTTAATCATTTTTATTTCCTCCTTAGAATTTATAATTAACAAGATTTAACTAACTTAAGTGTTACTGGCTGGTCTTGTTCCTCACCATACAAATTCATTTGACCGGGTATTTGCGGCACCATTTCAACTACTTGAACATCGCTGTTCGAGTCAGAACCTGCAATATACAAATTCGTGCGTACAGGATTAGTAGACGCAAGCGCGCTCTTTGCGGTAAACTTAACACTTACATTGCTGCGTGAATCATCCGGCGCAAGCTCCATTGTAATAGTCAATTTGCGCTTGTCTGTGGCCTTTGTGTTTGGATCCATGATGTTGTCAATAATCCTGCTCATTTCGTAATCGGCACGCTCTATAAAAGCACCGTGCGCCATTTCAAGAATGGATTTTTTTAGATCTTCCATTTTTATTTCTCCTCCTTAATAAAATTAATTATTTCTTTGTTCATGGCCTTTGTTAAAGACCCATAATCATAACCTTTGCTGTACCCTTCATCATAGCCTTTATAGTATTGGCGATATTTTTCATATTCGTTTTCTTGGCTCTGCTGTTTTATTTTGTCTCTTAATTTGTCGTTTTTGTAATCTGCATAAAGCCAGCCGAGAATTGCTGTGCCAAACAAGATTGTTAATACAGGTATCATGCTTATCCCTCCTCTGACAGATATGCTTCAATCTTTTTTGCAGTAGCCTTTCCAATACCTTTTATTTTGCCCTCCTTTACTGCGTAAATAACTCCGGCCGCACCGTCTGTAATGCCGACTTTATACGCCTTAGTGCATAAGCCCTGACAGAATTCACTCATTTGGCCATGGTCCATTTTTTTAACCTGCTTGTATCTGTCTCTATTCAAAACAAACGCTTTCATTTTCCCACCTCTCTTAATGAGGTCCTTTTTGTATGTTTCGTAAAGCTTGAGAAAAATTTGAAACCGCTTCATCAAGCTTTATAGGCTTAATTTCTGGATAATCATAGTCAGGCAAATCATTGTCATAGTAACTAAGTGTTACACTTGCAGCTTTCGTAAGAGCTCTCAACTCTTCAGGAGTTGCATTTTCCTTGTTTGCGGTCCTGACAATTAAATCCGTCAAAGCATTTAAAATCTTTTCTTTGTTTTCCATTTTTGTGCCTCCTTGAATACTTTAGTCTTGTGAACCAGTACCATAACAAATCCTTAATTGTGCTGGTCCGTACTTTTGAAATAGGACATTCGGCAAACATAGGATACTTGCCTCCTAAATCCTTTAATAGCCGGATTTTTTTAATTCCAAAGAGCCCTGTTTCAATTTCAATAACATACTTGCCGGATGAAACGGAAAAGTCTATACAAGTCGTTTTTCTCGCCTCCTTCGTTTATGCAAGCAGAACACTGAAATAATCAGTTTGTTACTGCATACTTTTTTATGAAGCTTTCAACAGAGCTTTCAGGTATGTACATCTTCTTTGTGCTGTAAACCAGATATGTTAATTTTCCGGACTTGCAAAGATTCCGCACAGTCTGTGGAGATGTGGAAAGCAGTTCTGCAACTTCTTTTACGGTCAATAGCTGTGCCATATTAGCATCATCCTTCCTTAGCTCGCTTTGTCCGGCTTAAAGAAATCTTCCGGAGGTGTTTTTAAAAATTTACAAATTAATAAAAATTCATCGGCTCTTAATTTCCTCTTGCCACTTATGGAATTATGTAAAACGTTCCGTGAGAGCCCCGTGTGTCTTGCAATAGTGGAAACTGTTATTCCTTGCTCTTTTATGTAATTAGCTATTTCTTTTGTAACGTTAGGCATTATATATCTTCCTTCCTTTGTCGCTATTTTAGCTACTAAATAAATTATATTCTTTGTTTTAGCGAATGTCAATATCATTTTGAAAAATATTTTCGTCAAATTAGCGAAAAAAACATTGACTTGCTTTGCAATGCAATTTATAATTAACTTATAGAAAAATTAAGGAGATACCAAAATGACAAAAGGTGATATCGCAAAACTTTTAAAGGATAGCAGGATTAAAGCAGGTTTTGAAGCTAAAGAAGTAGCTGAAAAACTAATTGAATTAGGCGCTATCAAAAGCGTTAAATCATTTTATAATTGGGAGAGTGGAAGAACTCAGCCTGACGCAGACACATTTATGTACCTTTGCAACCTTTACAAGATAAAGAATGTCCTCGAAACATTCGGCTATAAAGGTTTTGATGACGTGCAAGAAGTATCCAACGCCTACGAAAAAGCGGACATAAAGACTAAAAATATAGTTCGTTACGCTCTTGGTTTGCCAACATTAGATGAAGAAGAACCAAAAGTTAAACTTGCAGCACGAGGCGGATATATAGAGCTGACTGAAGATGAAGCAAAAGACTTAGCTGAAAGCGCTAAAAAAGCTCCTGATGAATCAGGAAATAAAGATTTGTTCTAATAATTTCCAGTAATATAATGCATATTTTTCGACAAAATTCTACAATTTTCTTGAATAATAAAGTTCAGGAGGCTTGTAGAATACTATGTATAACGAATACAAGAAATCGAGAAATAAGGCGTGGGAGGTATTATTAGACTGTGGAATTAAAAGTTTACCTGTTGATTTAGGTTTAATTGCTCGGCGTTATAACTTAAAAATTGTAGCATATTCAAAAACCACCCTTTTTCAGGTGTTCAATACTGCTGTTAAGAATGGCGACGGTTTTATTGCTAAAGTAGATAATCAAAAAGAAATTTTTATAAATGATAAGATAAATAATCGAAATCGCCGGCGCTTCACTCTTGCACACGAATTAGGGCATGGACTTTTAGAACATAATATCGGAAAAATCCATTACCGGAACAGTGAAATTGACAACCAAAGCAACATACAAGAATTTGAAGCAAACATATTTGCGAGAGACATTCTAATGCCTACTACAGTATTAGCCGCGCTGAATGTACATACAGTGGAAGAAATAATGAATTTGTGTGATATATCTCGTTTGAGTGCAGAAATAAGGTTAAAACGGCTTGTAGAATTATATAAAAGAAATATGTTTAATATACACCCACTTGAAAAACAAGTGCGAAAACAATTTAGTGAATTTATAAATACATACCAAAAATAAATAAAAAAAATCCCTCTGTTCCAGCAGAGGGAAAAAGTGTAGATAGAAAGGCTTAATATAAAAGTTCGTTTATACTATAGCACTTTCTTCCACTAACGAAAAGCCAAAAGAGGTGCATTTTCATGAAAACTGTAAGAGTAAAGAAACGTGGTAATTTGTATCAGTACGAGTTTGAGTTAGGCATGGTCAGCGGCAAACGTAAGACTTGTACAAAGTCCGGTTTTGCGACCGAGGAAGAAGCCTACAATGCAGGCATTAAAGCAATGTCAGAATATAACGCAACTGGTACAATATATAAGCCATCTGATATGGCGTTGATAGATTATCTTGACTGGTGGTATAAACGCCAAATAGAAACAGATAAGCGCCCAAATACACAAATTAAATATAAAACGGCTATTGATACTTTTATAAGGCCAAGTTCAATAGCAAACATTAAGCTTAAAAATCTTACGCCATTAACGATTGATAAATGGATAAATCAAGCTGCACAAGAAACATACATGAGTAACGGTATAAACAAAAATTACAGCCAATCTACAATCAATGGAGCCTTTAATTTAATGAAAGGTGCTCTAAAGTACGCCGTATACCCTTCAATGTATATAAAGGAAAATCCGGCTATTTATGTAAAGCCGCCAAAAGTAAGTAAGCCTACTGAAAAGCGGAACATCATAAGTGTACATGATTTCAATGTAATATGTGAAAAGTTTCCGCGATTAAAAGTAAGTCTTATGGTTGGCTTTTATACTGGTATGCGAATCGGCGAGATATGTGCTCTTACATGGCCGGATATAGACATGGATAACAGAATAATACATGTTTCAAAACAGCTAAATCTCTATAAAGGAAAATATATGTTTGCAGAACCAAAAACACAAACATCAAATCGAGACATTTTCTTTGGAGAAACGCTATTCCAGTATTTTAAAACCTTAAAGAAACAACAAGCCGAAAGTCGATTAAAATATGGAGAATATTATATCATGAATGTCATAAATGAAAATAATACAATAACGCCAGCTTATGCAAACTCAGTTGCAGGTAAAAAATGCGCTGATTTTGTGGTATGCCAACAAGGCGGCAAATTTTATCACTCAAAAGAGTTACAACACTATGACGGCCAAATTTCTGACATTCTTGGTTATAAATTTAGTTTTCATTGTTTGCGCCATACGCATGCAACAATGTTACTCGAAGCAGGTGTCGATATGAAGCTTGTACAAGAAAGACTTGGACATTCTTCCATTGTTACTACAGCAGATACCTACTCTCACACAACAAAATCTATGGCAAAAAATGTTGCCGGCAAACTTGACTCTTTTTTGCAGACAGATTGCGGACAAGTTAAGAACACAGATATTGAAAATGATTTTGCAGACAAAATGCAAACAAATTAA